GCTATTTTCAGGTTCCGTATCAATACCGCATTTTCGAGGCTTCGTGTCGCGTTTTGGGTAAAATTAAAAGAACCTGTCCATACCGAAGATACGCTTTCAACAGCGTTCGGAAGAAATTCGTCTCGGGAGCGATCCAAAGGAACTGTTTTGCAGAATACTAAAAATTTATTATGCATTCTCGGGAAAGCGGGGTGCTTATCAGCGTTGTGATTTCCAACACACCTAACCGGTTGTATAGTAGGATCTATGCCGACTGATAGTTCTTCTATTTGGGGTAATTCAAACCTTGTAACATTGCACCGAAGATTGTTGTAAAATCGTCGAAGTGTTTTGGGCCAAACGGAGCAGGATTTAATATCGGGTCGTAGAAAATCTTCTTTTTGTACGATAATAATAACATTTTCTACTTCAGATAGTGCGCGGAGGATATCAAAGTCTGTTAGCCAAGCTACGCATCCCACGACGAGATTGTGTTTTCGTATTTCTTTTATAAGATGCCTTTTCAGATTTTTGAAAATGACAGACACTTCTCCTTCTGTTATAGAATTGTCTCGAAAAGGGAGGTCATCACGGCAGTCCGTCACAGTGGCCAAACAGTTTAAATCTTTGGGGTGCATACGCCTCCTTCCGATATAAGCAACTCTTTCGGGTCCATTTCCAGGCGGGCGCCCATGCGGATAATAACTTCGATGTCAGAGAGTTTTCCCTTTAAAATTCCAGAATAATAAGCCGCTGACACCCCTATCAGTTGGGCGAAATCCCCTTTCGACAGGCACTTTTTCTTCCGTTCGTGTTCAAGTAAATCAACATTCATTCGCATATTTTTTCTCCTTATTTATTGGATGGATTTTGTGCAGGGTAGCACCCCTTTTCCCGTGAAGCAACAGTTTTTTATTTTGAATGAAACCCCGTCAATGTTAATGTTTTCGTTCGACAAAAACTTTATCCATAATTTATGTAACAACTCGTCGTTTTCCATAGCGCCCCGCTACATTTGTGTTTTTACCTCAAAATCCAGATGACACGCCCACCCGCCATCTGCACCGTCAACCGAAATAGAATCATCGTCCATCGGCCCGACCACGTTTGTGAGCCACATATAAAGAAACGTCTCGCCCGTCACCGACAATGAGCACTCGTTGTACAATGCCTTGACCGCATCGGCTATTCCCAGGCACTCCATAGATGATCCGGCATCCGCTGAAAAAACCGAAAACTGAATCAGTGGAACGTCAAAGTTTTCCGTAAAAGTCCAATCCTGTTGGCCAGTCACGCGAAAAAACACCACATACGGATAAGGCGTGTCTTTTGGAGCCTTACCGTGGAAAATCCGCCCACCGATAAGCGCATCCAAGGCAGACCCGGCGTTTTTCGCGTAAATGGCTTTGACGAGTTCCTTCATGCTCCCCTGATAATCCCCATGTCGGTGTCGCCGTCAAGAATAATCACTCTGGCCTCTGGAACAATTCTTTTGATATGGTCTTTGATCAATACAGACATCTGAGCCGTTAAAAGCACTTTCACCTTGACAACAATCAAATCTTCAGGTTTTATTTCAACGATCTTTAGGCTTTCAACAAATTCGATTTCATTCATTGCCCCTATCCTTTCATGCTCTTTCGCATGTTTAAAAAATATCTCGACATCAAGATTAATAAGCCCTGACATTATTACCCCTTTATGCGGAAGAACGATATTCTATGCCGGTTATCAACATCAATCGGATTTCCAACCAGATTGTAATATTTTCCTTGAAATTTCACCCGGCAATCACTTTTCAGGTCAGTGCGGTAACGGATTTCAACCTTGCCAACTTGTAACGCTGAAAATTGCATTCCGATTACCGTTTCATCAGACTGAAACATATTGACTTTTGCCGCAATGCTCGGATTTGCAGGATCGCCCTGATTCGGCATTGCAACCCACGTAACGAGAAACCCGCCGCCGCCGTCTGGAACTGGCACTTTATGTTCCAGCGTGATCCGTGCATTGAACTCGCTCGGGCTTGGGCCGGTTATGGATTTTGGTTTTAGCATTTTACTACCCGAAAAATGATTTCATGACAATAAACCATCCAATGGCACACCCGATAATCAAGCCTACAATTAGACCGATTATAAACATCATTTTAAAATGTCCTTATATTTTACTTTAAAGTTTATAGAATTTGGATTTTGGCATTTTTGCAACATCTTTTTTAAACGAACGCCGATTTTAAATTGCACCCGAATCATATGACATGCTAAACAAACGCATAAAACATCAACAATAATAATTAAAAAAATACCAATATGATCAAGACCGCCGCTTTTCATTACGACCGTATTATTAATAAGCATTTGGCCTATTGCCCCCATTAGAAACTTCCCCATAACCGATGATTGGCCGTCAAAGTTTCAACCGCTCTTGTCAAAACATCATCCCGATCCGCATGGTAATAAAGCTGTTCAGCGACAAATTTTACAGCTCTTTTTAGCGTCTTAGGCAAAAGCGCGGCAGTTGTCCAACCGCAAACAAACCGAATCGTAATCGGATTTGACGGATAAAGCGTACCGCTCGGCCATGACCCGCCATAAGGTAAAACAATGCGACCATATTGATCACCATTCGTTTCAACCAGATAATCCGTTCCGGCTGTCAACGTGGTGATTGTTCCGGCGGTGTCTTTGTACGTTACTGACGTGACGCTTTGAAGGTTGCCCAGCGGAAGCCTGATAAAATTGTCGCCAGGGAATTCATCAAGAATATAATCCCACACCTGCGTGAGAAGCGCCCGGCGAGTAATCTTCTCGACTTCTTCTCGCGCATCTTGAATCAAATCTGTCAAATTGGCATCGTCGGAAGTGATAGCGGCATTTGTTACAATAGAAGTGCCAAACTCACAAGATGCCAGCAGAACCTTTGCTATCGTCCTAATCTGTGAAGCGGTTCCGGTGTATGCAAGTTCATAGGTTGCGTTGTCATTCGCTGTAGTGACCTGAGTAAACGCCCAGCCCGTCCAATCCGCCCACGTAGCCCCGTTGTATTCCTGAATCTTTACATCAACCGTACCCGTTGCGCCGTTTGGCCCGCATTCCAGATAGACAACGGCCTGCTTGCCTGCAACGTCAACACCAGTCCCGATAAGGCCATACAAAGTAGTCGTCGCGTGAAGCCCGGAATAGATTGACGGGGAGTTAGTGATGTTATCAGCGAACGTTCCCGAGTCGATGAGCAAATGTGATTTCAATTCTGAAATTGTCAAAGGTTCGATTGTTGGAGCCGTGACCATGCCCCAACCTACGCCGCCCGGTGTTCCTGTAACTGGTATTCCCGTTCCGCTCCCGCTCATTATGCCACCGTGCTCTGATCTGGATCAGAAAAATTGTACCCTGCCCGTTTGCGCCAAACATAAACCGTCCCAGCATCAAGCGTAAAATTGACGACCCCGTAAGCGTCTGTCGTACCACTGGCAATGATATTTGCTCCCGCCGAATCAGTTGATACCCAAACCTCGGCTCCGTCAATTGGTCCACCCGTTACCGAATCTGTCAAAGTGTACGCCCATGCAATAGCACCAGCACCGCCGATGGTGTCGGTTTTGAGTTTAATTGCGTCCACAATGCCATCAACAATGGCCAGACTTGCAACAAGGGTATCTGTAAACAAAGCGCCAGGCACACCGATAACCACCGTTTGAGCCGTTGTACTGGCAGGTGCAATCATGATCATATCCGCATTGGTTTCGGCCTGCGTCAAATCAAAATAGTAATAACCCCGCTCAAGTTCCTGCGGATTCACATCGTCAACCGGATTGGCTACCCCTCCATCAAGCCTGAGATTAGCCGTGATATTCGCAGCATCGCCAGTTACAGGGGCATTCGTGTACTGATTAAATGCAAAAACAATGATTTTTTGACCTGCCACATTTTTCTGCATCACTGCCCCCCTGCAAGTAACTGCTGATAATAATTCATGGCCGACGCGTTGCCGCCCTGTAATGATATAGGAGATTGATCTTCGTACATGCACCACGGATTTTGATTGAGATACGCGATCTCCTCGGCACTGAGGGCACGGTTGTAGATGGAAACGGAGGAGATGAGGCCGGAGAAATTAGGCGAATTGCCATTATAGCCTATATAATTTTTCCCACCCTCATACGCACTAGGTTGATCGGTTGAAGTCTGTTCCAAAGCATTAAGAAAGAAGCTGATCGTTCCGCTCACATTCCTTAAAACAGCATAGTAATTTCCCCCCGCAGTGATAGTCCCACTTTTAACTACATAACCCGATCCATTCCAAAAACCACCACCCACTTTACCACCGCCGATTACAATCCCATTTCTGTCGGCAGAAGTCAGAGATAAATTTATCAGGCAACTATTTGTCGTTACCGTTAAAGGACTAAACATGACGGATATTGTATAAATTCCGGTCTTCGTAACGCCCATGTTGCTCGAAAGGCTCACATAGGGGCCGCCACCCGGAAACGCCAGCGCACCACTATGAGGGCCGGGAACCCAACCGGAAATAGGAGTATTTGACATATTGGTAAGCGTGCCGTGATTGCCGTTGCCAGACGAATCATGAGCGATTAAACCGGAACCCTCGTTCATCGTCCATTGGCCGACAAGCCCCTGTGCTGCCCAATGAGTAGGCGAAATAGGAGTACCGTACAATGGTTTTATTTGTGATCGATATTCGCCCATCAATCCCCGCTCTGGCCTGTCAAGAAGGCTATTTCCGATTGAGCAATGGTCACGGTATCCTCAATAAAAATCAGCTTACCCAGATGGTTCAGGTTTCCGGTTGCTGGATTAGTAACACCCACAATTATCTGACCCGCCGCCGTTGTGCCGGAACAGTCGGATTTTGTGGCAGCGGCTTGGGAAAGCACGTTCATTGATGGTAAAAGCGTCCAGCTATCGACCGTTGCCTTCTTGCGTACCATCACAATGACTTCAAGCCCTGTTGTGTTTGCAGTGGTGGAGCTTTGACAAACATCAATGTGCAGCATACAAGAGGCAACCCCGGTCAAGTCGATTTCATTGCTCATCGCAACAGCCGGAGGGGTCAGCGTCGACCACTCAAGCGCCGTTGTGTTTTGCGTTTTGGTAGGCACTCCAATAAACGCCCCGGTCATTTTGGTAGCCAGAACCCGCACATGGAAACG